TATGAGGACAAGAGAACCAATGTATCAGAAAATGAACTTACAGCTTTTTGCAGAACCGGGGCCAGACCCCGCACCAACACCTGAGCCAGACTCCAAACCGGAGCCGGGACCAGACCCTTCTCCACAGAGTTTTGATGATATCCTAAAAAACAAGGATTATCAGGCCGAGTTTGACCGCAGGGTGCAGAAGGGGATTGACACTGCCCTTGCAAAGGCGCAGGAGAAATGGCAGGCGCTTACTGATGATAAGCTGTCAGAGGCCGAAAAACTTGCAAAGATGACCAAGGAGGAGAAAGCACAGTACCTTTCCCAGAAACAGGAGAGGGCATTGGCAGCCCGTGAGGCAGACATCACGCGCCGGGAACTGATGGCGGAAGCCAAGAATACCCTGGCTGAAAAGAAGCTTCCTGTGGGGCTTGCAGAAGTGCTTAATTACACGAATGCGGAGTCATGCAACAAGTCAATTGACGCAGTAGAGAAAGCCTTCCAAGAGGCTGTACAGGCTGCTGTGGACGAGAAACTTAAAGGTGGACCCGCGCCGAAGAAAGCACCGTCAGGCGGGGGTGATGACCTTGCTAAACAGGTGGAATCACTGATGATGGGAATTTAAGAAAGGATGGTAAAAGAATATGCCAATTAACACATTAGCAACTGCAACACTTTTTCAGAATACGTTGGATAAGGTGGCAATCCGGGAGGCTGTTACAGGCTGGATGGATGCAAATGCCGGACAGGTCATTTACAATGGAGGCGCAGAGGTGAAAATCCCGAAGATGTCCGTCCAGGGCCTGGGGGACTATGACCGGGACAACGGATACCAGCAGGGCGGCGTTACCCTGGAGTATGAAACCAGGAAGATGACCCAGGACAGGGGACGTAAGTTCCAGCTTGACCCAATCGACATTAACGAAAACAACTTCGTGACCACTGCGGCCGCTGTCATGGGAGAATTTCAGCGTGTTTTCGTGGTACCCGAGATTGACGCGTACCGCATCAGCAAAATTGCCACAGAGACGATTACGGCGAATAAGTCAGGAATGGTTTCCTATGGGTATACACCTGGAGCAACGGGTACCTCCGCACTCCGAAAAATAAAGGAAGGTATCAAGGCAATCCGTGAACTGTACAACGGACCTCTTGTTATTCACGCGACACCTGACATGATTATGGAGTTGGAGATGGAGCTGTCCGGGAAGCTTACCAATACAACCTTTTCAAAGGGTGGTATTGATACTCAGGTTCCGGCTGTCGATGGGGTACCGATTGTATCTACGCCGTCTAATCGCATGTATACAGCGATTACTATTTACGATGGTAAGACCTCAGGGCAAGAGCAGGGTGGATACATCAAAGGGACTACAGCAAAGGATATTAACTTCTTTATCTGCCCGCGGACTACACCTATTGCAGTAACAAAACAGGACATTATGCGTATCTTTGACCCGACTGTAAACCAGAAATTGAATGCATGGCAGATGGATTACCGGAGATTCCACGATATCTGGGTGCTGGACAATAAACTGGACAGTATCTATCTGAATATCAAAGATGCAGCGCCATCAGCATAAGGAGGTAGCAGATGAGGTTGATTAAGGATAATGTGGAGCGGATTGCTGAGAGTGAGACCCGAATCGCGAAGCTGAAAGCTGAAGGGTTTAAGGAGCTGGGAACCTCAGTGAAAGAGCTGGAAAAGCGGAACCCCATCCATGAGATGAAACTGGATGAACTAAAAACCCTGGCGAAAGAAAAGGGCATTGAAGGCGCGGCTTCTCTTACAAAGGCGGAATTACTGGCCGTCCTTAAGGATGTGAATTCCAGTGACTGATATTGAAAAGCTGAAAAAGCTGACAGGGGAGGGTGATGATATATTGCTCTCCCTTTTGCTGGATGAGGCCACAGCCTTTGTGCTGTCCTATACAGGCCGTACAAAGATTGTGACAGGTCTGGAAAAGGCAGTACGTGACCTGGCCGTGATTGCTCTAAACCGTATGGGTACAGAGGGCGAGGCCAGCCGGAGCGGCGGCGGAGAATCATATAGTTTTGATAATGCCCCAAAGCACATCTATGACACGCTGGACAGGTATAGGCTGGCAAGGATAGGAGGCAAGACGTATGAGGCTAAGACGGAGCAGGCTGGGAACGTACCATCACCGGGAGGCGATACCTAAAAAGGATAGCGAGGGTAGCTCATATTTGGAATATGGCCCAGCAGTATCCTTTAAGGCCGAGGAGTGGCCGGCAGGCGGGAAGGTACAGGCAGAGATGTATGGGCAGCGGTTGCCAAATATCCGCAACCTGAGAATACAAGGAATCTATAAGGAAGTACCGGGAACAGGTAAGGTAAGCTATGCAGTCAAGGACGGCCCAGTCATCACAGCCAATGATGGGATATGCTTATGTGTTGACGGTGACGCGGCG